ATTCTCAGTAGACTTCTTGGGAAATAGATATGATCAAGTATATCTAAACTCAAATGGTTATATAACATTTGGTGGTGGATCAGTTCAGTATTCTAATATTACACCAAATTCCCCAAGTCTACCTGGAATTCATATTAATCAGGGGGATAGAAGGGTAACCAAGATTTATACGCTATCATCTGGATCAGAATATAAGATTAGGGTTGAAGGGTATAACTTTGCATCAACTGCAATCAATACTCCATACATCTATGAAGTTGGATTCACAAATGGAAGTAGTTCCATTGATATTAATCTAATACAAATTTCAACACCAACTGATGGGGGAATAACAGATGGTATTTCTCCAATTTATATTGGTAAGTTTAGATCTGTCAGTGAAAGATCTTACAGAATTTATACTTCCCCATTTGCAACTAATTACACTGATCCAGCAAAAGCAGTTGCAAATATTAGTGCTGGTATTGTAACATCAATAACCTTAACTAATCCAGGTGTTGGATATAGTCAACTAAATCCACCAGCAGTTCTAATTGAAAGTCCATCTTTAGTATCAGAAACTGATGATGTTTATTCATATGAAGGAGATTTTGGTATTATAACCGGAATATCTACGGTGTCTGTTGGTGTTGCTTCTACTGGTTTAGAGTTTGATTTCTTTATTGAAAGTGATTCTTATTTAAGAAATTCTTCAGTTACTGGATTTACTACTGTTAGTGGAATATCTACTGGTTATTATTTTGCAATTAATGATAGTAATGTAGGAAATGGAGTAACCTCTTTAAATGAGAATAATCAGGTAGTTGGAGTTGGAACACAATTCTTAGATAATGTGTATAGAGTTTCTTCCGTATCTATTGCACAGACTTCAATTCCAGGAATTGGAATTACTTATGTTGCTAAAGTAGTTGTTAGTTTGTCTAGTTATAATGGAATTTCTGGACTTGGCAATAGTTCATACTATGGAAGATTTAGTTGGGGAAGAATTTTAGTTTCTTCTAGAACTGAAAATCAAAGTTATTCCTCACAAAACAAAAATGGATACACTGGTCTTTCCACTGGAGCTTCTGTAATTAGATATTCACCATTAAAGTATCGCAATTACTTAACATAAATAGATAAAAAACCGCGTCAAATGGCTGCTATTATAACTGATCAGATTAGAATATTAAATGCGAAAAATTTTATATCTGGAGTAACCACTGCAGGAAATAGTTATTATTCTTTCATTGGTTTACCAAATGCGTCGTCAATTTTATCAAATTGGGATGTAAATCCACCATCTCCAAGAGATAATTTTAATGAAGAGAATGATTATTGGGATACAATGATTGCTCTGAAGAAAATATCTTCAGAAGATATTAGACAAGTTGTAGTGAAAAGATTTTGGTCATCTGGAACAACTTACGACATGTATCGCCACGACTATAGCGGAACAAATCCCGCTAAAGTTTCTGGATCAACTAGTCTTTATGGAGCATCATATTATATTATCAATAGTGACTATAGGGTTTATATTTGTCTTCAGAATGGAACTACTCCAGAAAATCCAAATGGAAGACCGTCTTTGGATGAGCCAAGATTTACTGATTTAGAACCAAGATCAGCTGGAAATAGTGGAGATGGTTATATTTGGAAATATCTTTATACTATCAAACCAGCAGATATTGTCAAGTTTGAGTCCACAGACTATATGCCAGTTCCACAAAACTGGGAAACTAGTGCAGATAATGCACCTGTAAGAAATAATGCAGTTGATGGTTCTATTAAAATAGTAACAGTAACTAATAGAGGTGCCGGAATAGGAACTGCTAATAGAACTTATACTAGAGTCCCTATTAAAGGAGATGGTGTTGGTGCAGAGTGTACTATAGTTATCAATAATGATCAAAAAGTTGAATCAATCGTTGTCTCAAATCAAGGATCAAATTATACTTATGGTAATGTAGACTTAGATGCCGGAAATGTTCCAACGGGATCATCTAGACCACAATTTAATGTAATAATGTCACCAAAAGGTGGCCATGGTTATGATATTTACCGCGAGTTAGGTGCATATAATGTTTTAATCTATTCTAGAATAGAAAATGATAATCAAAATCCAGACTTTATTACAGGAAATCAAATAGCAAGAATTGGTATTGTAGCAAATCCAAATGCTTTTGGTTCATCGCAAGTTTTGGGATTGGATAAAGCAAGTGCTGTTTATGCTATGAGACTAACTGGTGCTGGATATAGCTCTGCATCATTTACTCCAGATTCAATAGTTACTCAAACTATTGGTACAGGGCAAACGGCAGCAGGAAAAGTTGTCAGTTATAATCAAACAACTGGTGTATTGAAGTATTGGCAAGATAGAACTTTATCGGGTTTTAACACAGTAGGAACTTCTCAGACCAATCCAATTTTTGGTTATGATTTATTGGAGTTTACTAATACTCCATCGACTGGAGGATCTTTACTAGTTAATGGAGGAACTGTTACTTTATCAATCAGTACTTCCTTTAGTGGTATATCAACCACAATAAATAATAGAACATACTACCTTGGACAAGAATTTGTTAATGGTCTTTCTAACCCCGAAGTTAAAAAATACTCGGGAGACATAATTTACGTTGATAATAGACCATCAATTACAAGATCTTCAAACCAAAAAGAGGACATCAAAGTTATATTGCAATTTTAAAGAATTATGCCACAGCAAACTAACCTCAACGTTTCCCCTTATTTTGATGACTTTGATGCAAACAATGACTATTATAGGGTTCTTTTTAAGCCAGGATACCCTGTACAATCAAGAGAATTAACAACACTTCAGTCCATGCTGCAAAACCAAATTGAAAAATTTGGTCAACACTTCTTTAAAGAAGGCGCTAAAGTTATACCCGGAAATACTTCATATAACCGAAATTATAATGCAGTTCTTTTAAATAATTCCTTTTTGGGAGTTCCTATTGAAGCATATATTAATCAGTTAATCGGAGCAAAAATTACAGGATCAACTTCTGGAGTTACTGCAGTAGTAGATTCAATTTTATCTTCTGCACAATCTGAAAGAGGAACAACTACTTTATACGTAAATTATTTGGCTTCTAGTAGTCAAAATAATTCTTCTTCTCAATTTTTAGATGGAGAAAATTTATTTACTGATATTGATATTTCTTCGGGTTTAATCGGCAACTCAGTATTACCCGCTGGAGAACCATTTGCAACTACTATTTCAAACAATGCAAATGCACTTGGATCATCATTCTCTATTTCAAATGGGGTATATTTTATTAGAGGTCAGTTTGTATCTATAGAAGATGAAGTTCTTATTCTGGATCAGTATAATAATAACCCAAATTATAGAATTGGTTTCTTTGTAAACGAGGATATTATTACTTCAGATATTGACGAAACACTAAATGACAATTCACAGGGATTTAATAATTATTCTGCACCGGGTGCAGACAGATTAAGAATAACTGCTACTCTTTTTAAGAAGAATATTGATGATTTTAATGATGCAAACTTTATTGAGTTAGCAACAATAAGAGATGGAGTAATTCGCTCTAAAGGAAGCAACTCAGAATATTCCTATCTGACAGATGAATTAGCTAGGAGAACTTGGAATGAGATGGGTGATTATTATATCAATCCATTTAGAATTTCTGCAAAAGAATCTTTAAATAATAGAATTGGAAACCAAGGAATTTTTGAAGCAAGTCAACTTACATATAATGGAGCTATACCAAGTGATGACATTGGAGTGTATGAAATAAGCCCAGGAAAAGCAGTAATAAGAGGTTATGATGTAGAAAATATATCGCCATCTTTCTTAGATTTTCCTAAAACAAGAACAGTAAAAACATTAGTAGATCAATCTTTACAGTACAATACAGGATCTACTTTTGTTTTAAATAGAGTTTTTGGATGCCCTACAATTGGAATCGGAAATACTTATTATGTAAGTTTGAGAGATTCTAGAGTTGGTGCAGCTCAAACTATTGTTTCGGGTAAAGAAATAGGACTAGCAAGAGTTTATGATTTTAAATTAGAATCTGGATCTTATAATACATCTAATGCAGCATTAAATGAATGGAACATATCTTTATATGATATTCAAACAACAACAGAAATTACATTAAACGAACCAATTACATTATCAACTCCAACATTTATAAAAGGAAAAAATAGTGGAGCAACAGCGTTCCTTAAAGATTCAGTTTCTGTTGGAACAGCTCTTACAATATATCAAAAGTCTGGAGATTTTATTCAAAATGAGTCACTTTACTTTGATGGTATAGAAAATGGTAGGGTTGCTGTAGCAGTTACAAATTATGGAATTTCTGATATAAAATCAGTTTATGGAATAGTTGGATCAGCAAAAACTTTTAGCGCCGATGTAGTACAATCAACAGGATTTAATGTTGGTATTGCTTCAATTAGCGTATCTTCTGGGGGAGTCAGTACTGTAACGAGTCCAAATGCTCTTTTCCCAGGATCAATTGTTCGTGTAGGAAATTTAATTCAATATAGCGATCCATCTCATAATGATCCAATCATTGCACAAGTAATTGGTACTGGAAGCACTTCAATTTCTATAAGTGGAGTAAATGGTGTTAGTGGCATTGCCTCTGGAGCGTTACCATCAACAGTATTAAATGTCACGGATTTTAAAGTATTAACAACAAGACTACAAAATTCTGAGGACAATACTCTTTACACTGTTTTACCAAAGAGAAATATTTCAAATGTAGATCTTACTGATGCAAATATTATCATAAGAAAGACTTACACTGTAAACATTGCAAGTAATAGATTGTCTTCTTCTATTACCGCAGATACAAATGAATCTTTCTTACCATTTGATGAGGAAAGGTATACTTTAATAAGATCAAATGGTCAAACTGAAGTATTAACTTCTGATAAATTCTCATTCACAAATGCATTTAAAGAACTACAAATCTATAATCTAGGTGCAAATGACACCGGATCTACTCTTATTGCAACTTTAAGGAAAGTTAAACCAAAAGCAAAGGTAAAGATAAAAAATAGAGTTAATTCCATTATTGTTGACAAATCTTCTGTTTCCTCGTCTGGAATTGGAAGCACAACACTCAATGATGGACTTTCTTATGGAAATTATCCATACGGAACAAGAGTTCAGGATGAAACAATTTCCTTAAACAATGCAGATATAATTGGAGTTCTTGGAATATTTGAATCACCAAAAGCAGGTGTTGAACCATCAGCTCCAACTGCAATTTTATCAACTATAAGTGGACCAAGCAGCAAAACAAGCGATTTGATCATAGGAGAAAGATTTGTTGGGCAAACAACAGGTGCTGTTGCAATTGTTGCTGAAAGAATTAACGATACTCAAATCTCATATATTTCGGAAAATCAAATTCAATTCAGAGAAGGGGAGAGTGTTCGTTTCCAGGAATCAAATATCCAATCAGTAATCTCAACACTACAAAGCATTAGTCCAAATATTTCAGGAAACTATACGTACACCAATGGACAAACTGGAACACATTATGATTATGGAACTTTAATTAGAAAATCTGGTGCAGCTGCTCCATCAAGAAAAATAAAGGTTTATTTCTCTAATGGATACTATGAATCAACAGATGATGGAGATATTACAACTGCAAATTCATATAATACATTTAACTATTCTAGAGAAATTCAAACTGTTAATAATGTAAGAAATACGGACATTATTGATATTAGACCAAAAGTTAGTGAATATTCAGTTTCCATTGGATCAAGATCTCCTCTTGAATTTTTTGGAAGAGTGTTTAGTGGTACGGGTAATAGTGCGGCAAATATACTTGCTGCAGATGAAACAATATTGACGGATTTCTCTTTCTATCTGGGAAGAATTGATAGAATTTTCTTATCAAAAGACGGAAAGTTCCAAATTAAGTTTGGAACCCCATCAGAAAAACCAGAAAGACCAGTTGCTGTTGATGATTCTATCGAAATAGCTTCTGCTTATCTGCCACCATATTTGTATAGTGTAAAGGATGTTAGTTTAGAGTTTCTTCAGTATAAGAGATATCAAATGAAAGATATCCGACAACTGGAGAATAGAATTAAAAATCTTGAGTATTATACTGCACTTTCTCTTCTAGAAACTGATACTTCAAATCTCTTTATTGCAGATTCTCAAGGACTAAACAGATTTAAGTCTGGATTCTTTGTAGATAATTTTTCATCTCTGATTCCACAAGAAGAAAGAATTGAATTTAAAAATAGTATTGATCTAAAGAATAAAGAACTAAGACCACAACACTATACAACATCAATTGATCTACAACCATATTCTTCAATAACTCTTGGAGAAGACTCTTCAATCGTAAGACCTGATGGTATTAACATCAGAAGAAATGAAGACATTGTTACACTTGATTATGGAGAAACAGAGTGGTTAAGACAGTCTTTTGCAACTAAGAGCGAGAGTGTAACTCCTTTCCTAATTAGTTTTTGGCAGGGAACTATTGAACTAACTCCATCTTCTGATACTTGGATTGATACGGTAAGACTTGATGCAAGGATCATTAATACAGAAGGAAACTTTGCAGAAACAATGGCTCTTGCATCAAGAACCTTGAATGTTGATCCACAGACTGGTTTTGCACCTACTCTCTGGGGATCTTGGGAAACTATTTGGACTGGTCAAGAGATTATTGAAAACACTAGAGAAAGAACCATTACAACAGGTGGAAATTGGAGAGGTAGTACTGGTGGTGGATTAATTCCAATCTTTGAAACTGTTACTAATACTACAGTAAGAGAAGGTTTAAGAGAAGTTAGAGATACTGGAGTAAGCACCAGAAGTGGAAATAGAACTATCGTTGTTGAGCAAATTGATACAAGTTCTGTAGGTGACAGAGTTGTAAGTAGAGATCTCATTCCATTTATGAGATCTAGAAATATTACTTTTAATGCAAAGAGACTTAAGCCATCCACACAAATATATGCCTTCTTCGACGGAAGAGATGTAACTTCTTTCTGTGTTCCAAAACTTCTAGAAATCTCAATGATCTCCGGAACTTTCCAAGTTGGAGAGACGGTTATTGGAACTACAAGAGTAATTGGTTTGGGAGAAATTCAACCAGGATCTCCAAATATAACTTTCCGAGTTGCTCAGTCAAATCATAGAGAGGGTCCTTATTATGCGCCAACAATAACATATCCAACAAATCCATATGACAATAGTTTCATTCAAAGTTCTTACTCATCAACGTCATCAATTCTAAACATTGATCTATATTCACTTTCAAATCAACCGGAAGGAGAATTTGGTGGTTGGGTAAGTCCAGGAATGATTCTTGTTGGGCAAACTAGTGGTACATTAGCTACTGTTTCTAACTTAAGATTAGTAACAGATATTGCAGCAAATCTACAGGGAAGTTTCTATATTCCAAACCCAAATATAGTAGGATTCCCAAGATTTGAGGCAGGATCTAAGTCCCTGAGACTAATCAATAACACATCAAACAACATTGACACGGCAACTACAGTAGCAGAAGAAGGATTTTCATCTCAAGGAAATCTTGAGACGGTTCAAGAAAATATTATTTCAGTAAGAAATGCTAGAATTGAAAATCAGACACTAACAGAATCTGAAGCAGCATTTAGAACAACCGGAACAACAGTTGTGTCTACTGAGGTTCTTTCCTCCAGTAGTTCTAGACAACTCGTAGGTTATTACGATCCTCTTGCACAATCATTCTTCGTTGATGATGAAACTGGTATTTTCTTAACAAGATGTGACGTATACTTTAGATCTGTTGATGATATGGA